CAGAGCGAATGCGCGTGTCGAAAGATAGATCTTGCTGGAGGCGCGCAGTCTTCTGTTCTGTGAGCCGCTCTGCAAAGGCAGGATCAGCGCGCAGCTGAGATATGTACGAGACTGTACAACCTACGGCGTCAGCTGTAGCTTTATCTGAGATGCCCTGAGAGAGTAGTGAAAGAACTTTATCAGTATCTACCATGGTCCTGCTCCTGCGGCGGGAGTTAATGAGCTGCGATGGAGGTGACGAAGAATCCAGGCGAGGGAAGAAGCATCATCTGCGCCAGGTGCAACATCTGTTACGATAGGGCGCTGAGAGTGACGAGCCATGATCTCGCCCCAGTTATTCTCGTATATCTTGTGTACGTTGCCAGTAGCTCCTGGGCCAAGTGACCTGCCTGCACTAACTTGTTTAGCAACTTTGTCCATGTATTGCTTCATGTGATCTAGTTGCAGTGCGTGCTTTTGTGTCCAGGGATCAGGAGAAGCTGCGAGGTCTGCTAGATACTTGGCCAACCAGAGAGGGTCAGTAGTGGCACCAGCAGAAGATACATTGCTGGGGATGATAGTCTCGTTCAGTGCATGAGATATTTCATGCCCAGCTACTTGAGATGGGAAGCTACCGTATGATTCTGGGAGGTAGGAGTTGATGGTAGCCTGACTTGAGTGGGGGCGATAATACCCTCCACCATGCGGCGCCATACGCTCCCCACGAATAGTTATGCTTGGTGTGAAGTCTTTGTAGAGTGGAGCCGCCGGCGTCCCACGAAAGAACTCTTCAGCTGTCCCATACTCTCCAGACCGGAGTAGCTTTGCATTCCACAATTCATTCAGTCCATCAGCAAAAGGGCTGAGCCTGTTGCGCGTCATGATGTTAAGAGCGCCAGGAGTCGGGACAACTGCTATGATGTCATAAGGATTTCCAGCTGCTTGGAGCCTTCCCGCAGTTTTCACTGTAGTAGCAGCTGCTTCAGCTGGAGAAGAAGCTTTTTGCACAGAGCCTAGCAATGGCTTCAGCATGTCCGCAATGTCACCTGTCATCGGACCCATATGACCAGTCTGCTTGCTAAGAGCTTTCGCTCCCTTTGCTCCAGCTGACGCCTTAGTGACTGCGAGAGCTGCGGGAATGGTAGCTGCTGCCAGCAAGCCTTTAGTGAGCATAGCTGGAGCTGGATCAACGAATCCTAGCGCAGTTTCCAGGAGAGGATCCCCAGGAGTCTGATTATCTGTCAGACGGTTGAGATGGGCACTGCCACCAATAGGCTCTTCGGAGAGGCCAGCCGTTCCCTTCCCGGCTAGCAAGCCAAGGACAAGATTCGAGAGATCAACTGGGCCGCCAGCAATTTGAGCTGGCCAGCGGCGCAGGGAGCGGAGGACTGGTGCGAGATCCATGATGGCTAGAGTATGCGGGATGACGAGGGAGATTGGAAGGGAGGAATCTTGATGAGGAGTTGTTGATATTAAATTGATGACGAGGATGGGATTCATTGCTGGGCTTTCCGCCATTGCTTCGCAAGGCACGGCCACGAAAAGACCTCTCCTGACTACAGACAGCAAAAGCATCCCTCTGCTGCGATTCGATGGTATTGATGACTGTCTGATAACGCCAAGTATTGATTTCTCCGTATGCGACGCGGTTACAGTGATTGCTGGGATTAGGAAGAATGCAGGCACTGCGTCCGCAATGCTCGTTCACCACGGTGTTACATCTTCAGCAGGATACATCGGTCTGTATGCTCCTGTCGGTTCCGCAAACTCTGGTAATCACTGCTACACAGAAACAAGGACAACTGTCGCAGGGGGCTTCTATTACATGACTGCTGATGCCCCGCAAGTATTTGGGCAGGTGTATGCGTCTGGGCCTCTTTTGCGCACAGATAAATTTCCCTCCTACGCTGTTAATGGAAACACTGCTTTCGCGCGCAGTGTAGGTGGGGCTGACCCTAGCGGGAGTTCTTCAGCATTTCAAAATGCTGCAATCAACATTGGGCAGCAGAATGCAAGTGCTTATGCATTCTCTGGCGATCTCTACTCCCTGACAGTCATCGGGCGTCGTCTCTCAAATGCAGAGATGCTCAATACATCACGCTGGATCAACCAGCAGATGGGACGGGTGTACTAATGCCAGTTCTTTCAACAATGATTGTTCCTGCTGTTTTGGTGGAGCAGGTTCGTGCTCTTGCTATCTCCCTCGCTGGAGATGCTGCCGCTGGCATGTGGACCACAGGGCTTTCTAGAGATGGCTCAGTAACTGCTACTCATTATGTCTCTTCAGGTTACATTGATGATCAGTTTGCGGCCATCCTTGCCAGTCCTGTGGCCCTGGCCGCTGCCGCAAAAATTCCACTGCCTCAGGCTGAAGCAATTCTTTCTGGCTGCACAGTCAGTGCAGGAGATCCTATGTCAGTGCTGAAAGACGTCAACCTCCAACTCTGTCAGGAGCCAGTGGTATGAGCCAAGCTGAGTGCATTGCTGCAGTAAATGCAGCTCTTCATGAGCTGCCTCCTGCCATGAATACTGCTCCTGCGCGCATGATGCTGTACGCTATTGCTATGCAGGAAAGCACAATGATTTATCGGCATCAAGTGCCAACAGGTCCGGCGCGCGGCTTGTGGCAGTTTGAGGCTGGTGGCGGAGTTCGTGGCGTATTGACGCACAAATCCAGCAGATTCTGGGCGCGGTCGGCTCTCCAAGCCCGTAGCATCTCGGCAGACATAAAAACCGCCTGGGCAGCGCTGGAGACTGATGATGTGCTGGCAGCAATCTTTGCTCGCCTGCTCCTCTTCACTGATCCGCGGCCTCTTCCTGCTGTGCATCCTTCGACTGGCGGCGCTGCTTGGGATTACTATATCCGCAACTGGCGCCCTGGCAAGCCGCACCGTGACCGCTGGAATTCTTCTTTTGCCCTCGGGCTGGAGTTGGCACGCTAATGACTGAGCTGGCCCACGTAGATAGCACAGAAGCGCAGCGTCTTGCGCGACTTGACATGAACTTCCTGGCTGGCTTAGCTAGCCCGGAAGATTTCACCATGCCATTTCCTGACTTCTTCGTGGCGCTATTCCAACTTATCACAGAGTTCAAAGAGCCTCTGGAACGCTACGCACTAGGATTTCCGCGCGGCTTTGCAAAAACTTCATGGATTAAAGTAGTTCTGCTCTGGTTAGTGCTCTTCTCCCAGAAGCGCTTCCTTCTCGTTGTAGGGCAGACTGAAGGACATGCAGCCAACATCATTGCTGACTTGATAGATCTGCTAGAGCATCCCAACATTATTGCGCTCTTTGGTAGCTGGAAGACTGAGGTTCTGGTAGATCAGGGTACCTTCAAAGTATTCCGGTATCGTGGCAGGGTTGTCATCATTCGCGGCATTGGGACTGGCGGCTCTGTTCGTGGTATCAACAGGAACAATGCTCGCCCTGATGTTATCCTGATGGATGACATTCAGAAACGGGAAGATGCCGACAATCCTGAGCTGGCAGATGCCTTGATGCGCTGGATGCTTGGCACTTTGATGAAGGCGCGGTCAAATGCTGGCTGTCTCTTCATGTACGTTGGTAATATGTACCCACGTAACTGCATCTTGCACAAGCTGAAGAACAACCCAGAGTGGATCAGTGTCATTACTGGCGGGATCCTTGCAGATGGAACCTCTCTCTGGGAAGAACTGCGTCCCATCAAAGAACTCATGTCAGAGTATCGCTCTGATGCTGCGGCAGGGCACCCAGAAATCTTCCTTGCTGAAGTTCTCAATGTAGTGCAAGATGACGTTGCTAGTGGCATCAACTTGCACCTCTTGCCACACCTCCCGGACTACTTTAATCTTGCTGAGGCCGACGGCTCCTTCATTCTTATTGATCCCTCTTCCGCGAAGAAACAAGCTGACGACTGTGCAATATCCCACTTCTCCGTGCTTGATGGCATTCCTGTCAATGATGAGATAGAGCGTGGAATATTCACGCCACTCCAGACAATCGAGAAAGCCATAGCACTTGGCATTCGTATGAATACCAGATTGATCTGCGTAGAGGATGTGGCATACCAGTCATCTCTGCTGTTCTGGTTCGAACATTACTGCGAGAATAATGGTATCGAAGGCTTCATCTTCTTACCAGTCTCGCCAAAGAACCGCAATAAGAATGTGCGGATCAAGGCCGGCCTCATCAACTGGCTGCACGGCAAAATGTATGTGGCACCAAAGATTCGCTCTATCATTATGGCTCAGCTTGAAGAATGGAATCCGCTAAAGTCAGACAACAAAGATGACATAATTGATCCGCTTGGCTATGCTGAAGAGGTGCTCCGTGAGTACGGCCCACATATAGTCAAGCAAATCTTTGATAACACCCCGGCGCTACCAGCGTCACATTCCTCTGTTGGCGCCTTCTAAGGACATATCATGGCCACCAAGCTAAACCTTCCAATCACCATCCCGCAACGTGCATTCATTCTGGAGTTTGTCAAGCAGAGAGTAACTGCGCACGCTGAGGCCCTCACCGCTCTCAAGCTCCAATGCGAGATTCGTGACAAGGCATATCTGCGCACATCTAACCTGACAAAAGAGCATGTGGCCGCCGTTCGTGCCAATGCGCTTGGTGATGCAAAGAAGCTGCAGGACCTCACTGTTCCTGTGGTCATGCCGCAGGTGGAATCTGCTACGGCTTACCAAGCTGCAGTGTTTCTCACAAGTCATCCCATCATGGGGGTTATCTCCTCTCCTGCACAGCAAGATGTTGCCACCAAATTTGAGGCAGTCATTGAGTCACATGCCAGACAATTCACTTGGGTGCGCCCACTTATCAAGGCTATCCGGGACGGCTTCAAGTACAACCTTGGCTTTGTAACGCTGGATTGGGCTAAGGTCTCAGCCACTGGTATCAAGAGCCGCGAAGCTAATGACATTACGGCTGGGATGGCCCAGCTTGATCCGCTCTCTTATGAGGGCAATGCCATCAAGTACATATCAGTCTATAAGGCGCTGTGGGACACCATGGTTGCACCCTGTGATCTGCACGCAATGGGTGAGTTCTTCGGCTACAGTGAGATTCTGTCCAGAATTCAGCTGAAGATGCTGGTATCTACCCTCGATCCCAGCTATACCACCTCCCTGAAGGAAGCATATGAGAGCCGGCCGACAGGCAGCCCCGGTTATGCTGGCAATGATTTTGTTGGCATCCCTTCACTGAACATATATGGCGGCCTTGTCAATGCTGCTACTCAGTCTGGCTGGAGCACTTGGGTAGCCGCAATGCCTGCCAGCCGGTCTGGCAGCATTAACTATAGCGACAGCTACGAAGTCACAAAGATGTTCGTCCGTGCGCTGCCATCTGACTTTGGTCGCAGCGGCAACACTGTAAAGGTATACAAGCTCTACATTGTCAACTGGAGCTACGTGATCTATGCAGAAGAGATGACAACTGCGCATGGATTGCTGCCTGTCTTTGGTGTGCAGCCCAACGAAGATGGCCTGGAATATCAGTCTGCCTCCATGGCAGATAACTCTACGCCATTCCAAGATATGAGCAGTGCACTGTGGGGCGCATCTATTGCTGCTCGCCGTCGTGCAGTCTTTGACCGGCTTCTCTACAATCCGCGGCTTGTTGACAAGAAGGACATTGATCCCACTGCTGAAGTGTCGCGCATCCCACTCAAGAATGCGTCGATGCTAAAAGACCCTATCACACAGGCCATCTATCAGATCCCGTTCAGAGACGACAACTCTGGCACGAACCTGCAAATGGCATCTGCCATTGCCGCTATGGCTAATGAGTCCGCAGGGCAGAACCGTGTGGATCAGGGGCAGTTCCAGCCTGGCAACAAGACGAAGACGGAGTTCCAGACAGTTATGCACGGCAGTAATGCACGGCAGCAATTGACTGCGCTGACACTGGAGCACAGCTTCTTTACTCCGCTGAAGTCTGCTGTCAAGTACAACATGCTGCAATACCAGCCCGCAGGCAAGATTCTGGACACCACGAACAAGGCAGAAGTTGAGGTTGACCCGAGTGAGCTGCGCAAGCTGGTAGCAGAGTTCAAGATCACTGACGGTCTTGTGCCCGCAGAGAAGATGGTGAACGCTGACCTCATGACTGTTCTGTTCCAGATGGCATCTGCAATGCCTGAGCTTGGAGCAGAATATGACATGATGGGCATGTTCCTGTACTGGATGAAATTGCGCGGAGCCTCCTGGCTTGAAGAGTTCAAACGCAATGAAGAATCCAAGAATCAGTACATGCAGAACGTGGCACGTTTGGCTGCCGCACAGAAACCCGCACAAGGACCACAACAATGAGAGTAGATACTTCATCCCAGTTCATGCTGCTGGAGCTTACACCTGATGAGCTTCAGCGCGCCAAACTTGTATCCCCGGAGTTTCTCGCACTACTGCAAAACAAAATTGCAGCGTATGCAGAAGCTACGGTGGCACAAGAACTTCCCTACTCTGATAACCCGCAGGGTATGGTGAAGGCAATCCTGGCTTACGAACGCAACCGCAATTTTGTGGCTGCGTATCAAGAGCTGCTTTCTGAACTCACCTCCAACTAGGACTTCCCATGTCATTTCTGTCTGGTATTTTTGGTGCTCCAGCAGCACCCGCTGCTCCAGCTACCGCTCCTGCTGCTCCTGCCGCCCCCAGCCAATCTGTGCTGACTCCCACACCGCCGGCTGCTGGTGGCCCGGCAACTACGCAGCAAACTCCTGCCAATCCTGGGGCTGTTCCTGCCCCTGCTGATAAGGCTGGTCAAGACTTTCTGGCTTTATTCAAACCGAAGCCAGCTGATCCGAATGCGCAAAAGCGGCCCTCCCTGGATGATCCGCTGCTGACTCCGCTTGATCCTGCTGCCTTGCAGCAACAGCTGCAAACTGCCAACTTTGCTCGTGCAGTAACTCCTGACATGGTGCAGAAGGCGCTGTCTGGTGATCATGTTGCTTTCCAAGAGGCTATTAACGCCGCCGCTCGTGAGGCCTTCAGTGCTGCCGCTACGCTCTCGCAGGGGCTGGCAGAGCAAGCGTCGCGTACCGCAGTGACACGTTATGACGGAACGCTCGATTCCCGGTTTCGTGACTTCGCCATCAAAGGGCATACTATCAACAATCCAGCCCTGACGCGGCCAGAAGTGGCGCCGATTGTGGAGGGACTGAAGAAGATGATTGCTACCAACAATCCCCATCTTCCTCCTGCCGAAGTGGCTAATCAGGTAGAAGCATATATGCTGCACCTTGCAGGCCAACTCCAGCCACCGAAACAGGCAGAATCTTCTGCCAAGTCCGGTCCCACATCCTTCGCCGACTTCGCTTAACTTTTTCACTTTCTGGAGACTATCATGTCTGTTGGACTTCTTTCTTCTGCCGCACCGCCGAGTTCCATTAACAAGGACTCCTTTGCAACTCTCATCACCAGGCTTGGCCCGAATGGCAGCGCACCGCTGTACGGTCTGACTTCTTTGCTGGCGCCGGAACCGGCTGTCAACGTGGAGCATGGCTACTTCTCGAAGACCATGATCTTCCCTACGTTGCAGCTCGATGGCGCCATTGCCAGCGGCGCTGCTACGGCATTCACCGTTGATGCTACTGGTGACGCAGTTCCTGGTGATCTGTTCTTGGTTGACACCACGCAAGAAATTGTGATGGTCGATGCCCTGGTCAGCTCCACTGCTATCACCATGCGTCGTGGCGTTGGCTCTACTGCTGCTGCTGCCATTGCTGACAATGTGGTGCTGCGTCATATCGGCAACGCATTCGCAGAAGCCAGTACGCGCCCGTCGCCTGTCAACATCGTTGCGCAGTACGTCAGCAACTACACGCAGATTTTCCGCAATTCGTGGGCTGTTTCCAAGACGCTGGCTGCCATGCAGCAAGTTGCTGGCAACGGGCACGTTGCTGAATCTCGTGCTGATTGCGCCATGCTGCACGCTGTTGCCATCGAGAAAGCTCTGTTCTTCGGTCAGAAGTACATGGGCACCAAAGATGGTCAACCGCTGCACACCATGGATGGCATCATCGCCCGCGTGACTGCTGCTGCTCCCGGCAACATCACCACGCTCGGCGCCACTACCAATTGGACTCAGCTGGAAGCTGCACTCGATCCGATGCTGGCAACTGTCACTGACCCCAAAGGTGGTTCCATCCGTACGATGTTCTGCGGCGGTACTACGATGCGTGTTCTCACGAACATTGCGCGTCTCAATGCCAGCTACCAGATCACCAAGTCGGAAACTGCCTACGGCCTGCGCATCAAGCAGTTCGATACGCCGCGTGGTACGTTCGAGGCCATCGAGCACCCGCTGTTTAACGCTTACGGTGCTGCCAGCACTTGGGCGCGTATGGCAGTGGTATGTGACCTGAATGCGTTCAGTGTCAATTATCTCCGCCCCACTGCGACGGAGAATTACAACGAGTCCGGTGTGCAGGTTGACAATGGAATCGACGCGAAGGGCGGTACTCTTACTACCGAACTGACCAACACGATCAAGAATCCGGCAGCGTTCGGTCTGATCTACAACTTCACTGCCGCTGCGGCAGGTTAATCGAAGGCCCTTCGGGGCCTTCTTTTTGGAGAAACTTATGAGCATTCTTCGTACTGGACTTGAGATCACATCCTCCGCCGAGGCGATCAAAGACCCCAAGTCTGTCACATTCCATTCTGCTTTCGTCGGCTCTCGCTTTGCACTATCTGACGGAGCCATGATTGTCTTCGCCGGTGGTGCATACGTCACCAACAACAAGGCTGAGATTGATGAGCTGGATGCGGCCTGTCGTGCCTGCAACGGCTTCCCGATCTCTCGTGCAGCTGTCAGCCCGGCGGCTGCCCTTCCTCCCAAGCAGTAAGGAGCAATCATGCAAACAGTAGCTGCGCTGGCTGCTTCGGTCGTCAGTGATTACACCCGTCGGCCTGAGCTGGTGTCTCTGACGGAAGCGGCTGTGCGCACTGCTGTTGTGCGTGCTCACTCCGTAAACTTCTTCCCGCAGGATCAAGTGGTAGGACAACTGTCTTATCCTGTATCCTCTGCGGCTAGCTCGTACAGTCTGGAGGCAGTTGGAACGCTGCTGCCACGCTATCGTGCTATCGAGGTTGTTTACGGAGTAGATAGCTCCCGGCTCCCTGTAGAGCAATTTGAGTATCGCAAGTTCGGTGATCTGCATGATGCCAGCGGCGCCCTTCGCACGTCCGTCTATTCCATCGTTGGCAACGTGCTTCGCATAGCGCCGGCTCGTGCCACAGGCTATCTTGACGTGATCTATTACGCCCTGCCTGAGGTCACCAATGAAGGTAACATCTACAGCTGGCTTGTAGACCTGTATAAGGATGACGTGGTTGCCTGGGCGGCAGCAATCGTGTTCAACCGCACTGGCTTCAACGACCAAGCGGCTAACTTGCAGCGCACTCATGTTGATTCGTTCAAAGAGCTGCTGACTTCGTCTCATCTCACCATTGAAACTAACTGAGGACAGTATGTCATACATTCCTGATTCCACTAATCATACCGAGCCGGTAGAGTCACGTAAAGTTGTATCAGCTGCGGCAGAGTTTCGTGAGCTAAAAGGCTATGTAAGAGGCCTGGTGCTGAGCATGTTGAACGGGCGCGGCAACTGGACCACCGGCACGGCGTACAAAGCCACGCCGCAGCGGGAATGGGTCATCCAGGGCGGCACCGCCTATGTCTGCGCGGTGGACCACACCGCCGGCACCTTCGCGACTGACCTGGCAGCCGGCAAGTGGATCAACGCCGACGCGGTGCAGCTGGTCGCCGAACTGGCCAGCACGCTCAGCAACAAGGGCGCCGGCATGGTGGCCTTGGACTACCTGACCGACGGCTCGCTGGCGCGCACGGTGCGCGCGTTTGTGATGGCGGCAGAGATCCAGGCCGAGGGATTCAGCGGCGTGGACAACACAGGCGCCACCGACAGCACCACCGGCCTGCAGAAGGCTTTGAAATTTGCCATCGCCAGCGGCAAAACGCTGGTGCTGCAGGGAGATTACACGATCAGCGCGGCGCTGCTGGGCTATGTGGTGCAGGCGGACGGGGCGAACTGCCGGCTACGAATGGCCGGCGACGTCACGATCAACGTCAGCGGAGGCGCCACAGCGTTTGCCGACCTGCTCTATTTCGAGACCACAACGATCAATTCTTGCTCGATCACGGGCGGCACGTTGACCATCAACGCCAACAACAAATGCGCCCGGGGCATCACGTTCAGGCACACAAACGCAACCCAAGGCGGTCGGGTCGCAATTACGACACCGGTGACGATCAACAACTTGTTTGACGCCGATGCCTCTGCAACACGCGAAGTCACAGGCATTATGGTGCATGGCCTCTATGAGGATGTGACGATTCTCAATCCGCGCGTTGTTGGGGTTCGTAGAACGAACACGGCGCAGGCCAGCAAAGGCATCGCAGTTGTCGGTTACGAGGGCACGGTCCTGATCGACAAGCCCTACATCAAAGACGTCCTTT